GTGGTTTACTCGCGAGAGTGACCTAGAACACCGTATTCGTCGATCTTATCTTAATCATCTTCTGGCTGTGACTTTTGTTTGCTCTCTTGCCTGTTTCGTTAGCTCTTGGTGCGTTGTACTTCTTGCTTTTCCTCTTTCTGGAATTTCCGGGGTTGTAGAGTATGAGAAGAAGAAGTTATACACAGAAGTTGCCGCAGACAATGAAGCAATGCCAAAGGTATTTAAGATGTATCGTGACAAGCACGTTCAGTGGATTACTAGAGTGTGTGTTGCGATTGCAGGTTTATACGCTTTGGCACAAGTTTGGAAGGCTATTAAGGTTATGCCTTCCCCACAAGGGAATATTGCTCCTACATCAATGGTTGATATTAAGGAGCGTGATGAACAAGTGAACCCCTGGGCTGAAGTACACGTTTCTCCTATGCCATGCAGTGACAAGTCGAAGACTACTACGCCAGATCAACTGGAGTCGAAAGTTTTTGATAATTTGTGTCATATGCATATTCAGGTGGATGATAAAGGAAAAGAGCGTCATTTCGAATGTGATGCTTTCTTTCCTAAATCTAATGTTGCACTTGTTCCTCAACACATGTGGATTGCAGACGATGTTAAGGCAAAGTTTGTACGTCACGATCCTACAAAAATTGGAGGCAATTTTGAATGCTTCTTATATCGTAGGAACAGTGTTGATATTTCCAATTCAGATTTGTCACTGGTTTGGGTTCCCAATGGAGGGGATTGGAAAGATTTGACAGACTACCTTCCCACAACCCAATTTAATGATGTGCCGGCTCGTTTGATTTTTAAGAAACCAGATGGGAGTAAGGCATTATCTAAGTTGAAAATGGAGTGTGGAATGGTTGACACTTTTGCCGCGTCATTCTTTGGTGCTAAGTACAATTTGTCCTTCGAAACTTTTGAAGGATTGTGTATGGCACCACTTGTCACTGAGACAAAAGGCCCTCTAATTGGAGGATTTCATCTTGGTGGTAAGAATGGAGAAACACGTGGTTGTAGTGGTCTTCTGCTGAAGGGTGATCTTGAACGTGCCTTTGAACAATTGAAGAAGAAACCGAATGTGGTTTTGTCCAAGAGTTCGGGTACTATTCCCACAAAGCTTTATGACATTCAATTTTTCGAGAGCACAGAAGTTCATCCCAAGAGTCCTATAAATTTCCTGCCGGAAGGTACAAATTGTAAATTCTATGGTCAGGTTAAAGGACGTGCATCATATCATTCTGATGTGGAAGACACCGTCATTTCTGCATACGTGGAGGACGTATGTGGGGTTCCCCAGAAATGGGGTGGTCCCAAATTTCGCAAAGGATGGCCTTGGCAAGCATCGCTGCAGTATTCTACGAAACCGTCATGCGGTATTGAAGGATCACTGTTGGAGCGTGCTGCTGATGACTATCTGAGTGCGATTACAAAAAAGCTTGATGAGATTCCAGGATTAACACTTGATGTGCGACCTTTGACAGACATGGAGACAGTCTGTGGTCGTGATGGAGTTCGGTTTATCGATAAGATGCCACCGAATACTTCAGTTGGATATCCTTTATCGGGTCCCAAGTCGAACTTCTTGACTTTGTGTGATCCGAAGGATTTTCCTACGCATCAGTGTCCTGCGATATTAGATCAGCGTTTTTGGGACCATGCGAGGGAGATGGAGGAGCTCTATTTGAAAGGAGAGAGAGCTTATCCGATCTTCAAGGCTTGTCTGAAAGATGAGCCGACAAAATTGACCAAGGACAAGGTCAG